CGCGCCCGCCCCCGCCCCCCCGACCGGGGCCTGACACCCGCCCGAGGAGAACCCATGACACCTCCCCCACCCACAGCCGACGCCGCACGGGCCTACCGCGCGGCGTCGGCCGCTAACCGCCGCAACCCGGACGCCCGGCTGACAGCCCACGGCAAGCCGGTGGACGCCACGGCGCTGGTCGCCGTAGTTGACGTCCTCGTGGTCAAGGCCCTGGAGGCCGTCGGCAAGCGCGTCGTTCGCGCCGACAGGGCCCGGTTCAACGCCCTAAAGGGCCGGCCGTTCCACGAGGCCCACGTCCTTTGGCCCACGGACATCGTCACCGTGAGCAAGGCCACGAAGGGCGCGTGGGACGTCGTCCCGGCCCTGCTCGACAACCACGGATGCCCCGGCGTCGAGTCCGGTCGAGTCGTGACCCTGCTGGACGCCTACGTGACGCAGGTCGCAACGCACGGCGTCCCGCACCGCCTGGACCGCCTGGTCACGGCGCTGCGCTACGTCCTACCGGAGAATGCGCTAATCCGCACGCCCAGCCTGAACCGGGCGTCCCTTGAGGAGGTGCGGTGATGGTCCGAGAACTGGACATCCTTTCCAGAGGTCCGGCCGACTGGGAGGACCCCTCGGTCGTGGCCGGCTGGCGCGACGAGATCGAGGAGCAGTATCTCGACCTGGCTGAGCCGGTCCTGAACGACTTCCTGCGCCGCGTTCGCCCTCTGGCGGAGGAAGCGCTCAGCGCCCCCGTCATCGTGGCGGCCGGCGACCGCGTTCCGAACCCATTCGCCTGGACGTCGGTCCGCTCGGCCTGGCAGGCTGCCATCCGCGACCTCGTCCGCGACGAGCGCGGCCGGCGCCGCCTGCCGCAGTACGCTACCGTGCAGCGCATCCTAGAGGAGTCCGGACTGCCGGTCGCCGTCTACGAGGACGTGCGCGACCTGCTCAAGCGAGCCGCCTCAGAGGGCTGGGGAGAGCGCAAGACGAAGATCGAGCTGGGCCGCATGCTCGGCACCTCTCGCCGCAAGGGGGAGGCCACGACCGCCTACGCCGCTCGCCTGCGCACCCTGGCCCGCACGGCGGCCACCGCCAACGCCGCCCACCGCATGGCCACCTCGGACCTGGCCCGTAAGCGCGGCCGCCTCCGCTGGGTCACGGTCCACGACGCTCGGGTGCGGCCTACCCACGTCGAGGCCGACGGGCAGGTGCAGGACCTGGGCACTCCGTTCCACGTCGGGGACGCTCACCTGCTCTACCCCGGCGACCCGGCTGGGCCGCTCAAGGAGACGGCGAACTGCCGATGCATCCTCATCCCGACCGACGCCCGGCCGGCCGTCAACCAGGCCATCAACGCCAAGTACTCGTTCGCAGATATCGAAAGGACAGCCATGAAGCTACGTATCGAGGAGACCGCCCGCCGCGTGGGCGAGTTCTCAGACCTCCGCGAGGAGCCTGCCGGAGACACCATTCCCACCCCCGAGGCCGGGGAGGCAGCGCCCAACGGCCGTTGGGAGGGGGTCATCGCCCGAGAGGGCGAGATGACCGGCGACGGACGCCTTATCGAGGACGGTGCCCTGCGCTGGGACGACCTACCCATCCCGCTGCGCGTGGCATTCAAGGACGTCGGGGGCCACGACGGCGCCGAGGTATGCGGCCGGATCGAGACAGTCGAGCGGCGAGACGGTGGCGACATCTACGCCACCGGCACCTTCGACCTAGGCTCCGCCGTCGGGGCTGAGGCGTTCCGGCAGGTCAGCGAGCAGATGTCCAACGGCGTCTCCATCGACACCGACGACGTGACTTTCAGGATCATGGCGAAGGCTGACATGCCAGAGGCCGACATTGCAGATTCCGGCAATGAGTCGGACACCGAGCCCGACTCGGCGGGCCGGGTCAAGGTAGCCGCCATGTCGTCCTCGGACGAGCTGACCGTCATCGAGTCGGCCCGCCTGCGCGCCGCCACCCTCGTCGCGGTCCCGGCCTTCGCCACGGCCCGCGTCTACGCCGCCGGCCAGGGCCCTACCGAGCCTGCTGAGAGGGAGACTGGTGAGGCTGAGGAGAAGGTTGAGGCTCCCACCGCTCCCCGGAGCCGCGACTCCCTGACCGCCGCGGCCATCCCGACCGCCCCGCCGGAGGCGTGGTTCAAGGACCCGGCCCTGACCGGTCCGACCGCCCTCGTGGTCGAGGACGATGGGCGTGTCTACGGTCACATCGCCGCCTGGGGCACCTGCCACATCGGCCAGATCGGGAAGTGCGTCGAGCCGCCCACCAGCCCATCGAACTACGCCTACTTCCGCACCGGCGCGCTGCGTACGGCGGAGGGAACCTCCGTGGCTGTGGGGCATCTCACAATGGGTACCGGGCACGCCGGACCCCGTGACTCCGCCAACGCCGCGGCCGAGCACTACGACAACACCGGCACCGTCTTCGCCGACGTCGCGGCAGGCGAGGACGCCTACGGAATCTGGGTTGCGGGCTCCCTTCGTCCAGGAATCTCCGCTGAGCAGGTCCGTGTGGCCCGATCCGCCCCGATCTCCGGCGACTGGCGCACGATTCGCGGCTCCCTGGAGCTTGTCGGCGCTCTGGCGGTCAACGTTCCGGGATTCCCGGTGCCGCGGCCGCAGGGCCTCCTGGCATCCGGGGAGGTCCGCTCCCTGCAAGCCTCCGGCGTCGTGGCTCACGACGACTCGGCGGCCAGAGCTTCACACCCCTCGAACGGCCCCATCGGCTCCAATGGCCTGACGCTCGTAGCCACCTCGGACCGGAAGCGCCGGGCCGGGTCCGAGCGGCGCCGAGCCCCCCGGCGCGCTACGGCCGCCGACAAGATGCGTGCCCGTGTAGAGCGCGCGGGTACACTGGCAAAGGCGGCGCAGATGGCGCGCCGTCTAGGGTCCATCTGAGGAAAGGAACAGAGACTATGGGTTGCAATTGTGGGAGATCTACAACTCCTCCGGTGGGCACCGAGCCTCGGCCCCTGGCCGACGGCACCCTGCCCGGCGAGGGCTCAAAGGACTCCTCCCCGATCACTCGCTTCTAGGCGTAGCGCCACTCATCGTCATCGGTTATGATGATCCCTGTTAGAGGTCTCATGGACTCCTGACGCTGGGTGGATCAGCAGAGCCCCGCACCGTTTGCTCATGGCGGTGCGGGGCTTTGTCCATGCCTATGGAGGGGTATCTCACTCATAGGTGTATCCTTTGAGCCAACGGCATGGCAGCAGGGCCTCGTGCGTACCCGCTGGGGACGGGAACCCTGCCCAGCAACAAGACACGGAGGACCCCTCAACATGCGCAAGCACTTCGACATCACCGTCTTCGCCGACCAGGCGGACGACGCTCCGGTCGAGACCTTCGACCTGGAGATCCCTGAGAACCTGACCGACCTTAGCGCCGCCGACCTCGGCGACCTGCGCTCCAAGGCCGTTGACGCCTTCCAGACCCTCTACGCCGGCGGAGAGTTCACCGACGAGGACCTGGCCACCCTCGGCACCCTGACCGAGGGCATCGAGGCCCTGTCCGCCGAGATCAGCACCCGTGAGCAGGCCGCCGCTGAGCGCGCCGCCAAGGCCGCTGAGATGGCCGCCAAGGTCGGCGCTGACAAGCCTGTCCCCGCCAAGGATGACGAGGACGGCACCCCGGCCGAGGAGAAGGCCGAGGCTGAGGCCGACGTCGCTGAGGAGGAGGCCGAGAAGGCCGACGCCGAGAAGGCTGAGAAGAAGGCCAAGGCCGCCGCGGCCGACGTCGAGACCGAGGCTCAGGTGGACGCCGAGCCTGAGTCAGTCACCGCCGCCGCTCCCCGCGGCCCTATCAAGCTGTCCGGTATCCGCCGGCACGTCCACACCCCCGCACCTGCGATCACTGAGGAGACCTCCGTGGAGGACACCACCCCCAAGGCCCGTATGACCGTGGCCGACGTTCCCGGCTTCGCCGCTGACAGCGACGCCTCCTTCGAGGACCTGGCCGTCGCCCTCGACCGCCGCCTCCAGGGCTTCAACTCCGGCGCCTACGCCGCCGCTGCCCGCGCCGGCCGCGCCATGAGCGAGCGCCACAGCCTGGCTGTCGTGCGCAAGGCCTTCGACGAGCGCGCCACCGTCGGCTCCCCTGAGAGCGCCGACGCCGCGATGGCCTTCGCCGTCAACGAGAAGAACCTGCCCGGCGGCTCCCTCGTCGCGGCCGGCGGCTGGTGCGCCCCCTCCGAGACTGTCTACGACCTGCTCGAGGACGAGTCTCGCGACGGCCTGATCTCCCTGCCCGAGATCAACGTCACCCGCGGCGGCATCAAGTTCACCAAGGGTCCCAAGTTCGCTGACCTGTACGCGGCCCCCTCGTTCAACTTCACCGAGGCCGAGGCGAAGGAGGGCAAGTACGCCCCCACCTCCGCCACCGACCCGACCAACAAGGTCGGCGCCAAGCCCGTCTACCACGTTCCCTGCACCGAGTTCGAGGAGGTCCGCCTCTCCGCGGCCGGTCTCCACATTCAGGCCAACCTGCTCCAGCAGCGCGGCTACCCCGAGCTGGTTGCCCGCACCATCCGCGGCGCCCTCGTCGCCCACGAGCACAAGATGAGCGAGCGGATCATCGCCTCCATGGAGACCCAGTCCACCGCCGTCTCCATGGACGCCGGCCAGATCGGCGCCGCCGCCCCGATCCTGACCGCCATCGAGCTTCAGGTCGAGCACTACCGCTACGCCCAGCGCCTCTCCCGCTCCACCACCCTTGAGGCGGTCTTCCCCTACTGGGTCCGCGGCGCCATCCGCACCGACCTGTCCCGCCGCGAGGGCGTCGACCTGATCGACGTCCCGGACAGCCGCATCGACGCCTGGTTCCGCAGCCGCGGCGTGAACGCTCAGTTCGTCTACGACTGGCAGGCCCTCGCCGGCGAGGCGGGTGCCTTCAAGGTGTGGCCCGGCAGCCTGAAGTTCCTGCTCTACTCGGCGGGCACCTTCGTCAAGGGAAGCCAGGACGTCATCACCCTGGACACCGTCTACGACTCGGTCCTGCTGGGGCAGAACGACTACACCGCCCTGTTCACCGAAGAGGGCTACCTGGTCGCCAAGCGAGGCCACGACGCCCGCGTCGTGACCGTCCCGCTCAACCCGAACGGCGGCACCGGCACCGGCATCAAGCTGCTCGCCAACGGCACGGCTGACCCGGCCAAGTGATGACTCCGGGGCGGGAGGCGGCAAGGCCCCTCCCGCCCCGTGACCTCACTCAGCCGCAGCCGTCCAGCAAGGAGGACAGATGCCCATCATCGCACCGAAGCAGCGGGTCAGCGCCCCCGCTGCCACGCCCCTGCCGGGCGGGCTCTTCTCCCAGTTCGCGCCCATCGAGGACTCCTCGGTGCGGTGGGAGAACGGAGTCACCTGGGAGGACGTCGAGCGCGCTCAGCTTGGCGCCATCGGTCAGTGGCAGAGCCCCGGCACAGTTCCCGGCCTGCCTAAGACCCTGACCGACCCGAAGTGCCTGGCCCTGGAGTCGCAGGCCCCGCTCACCGTGTACGCGGCCTATCGCACCACGGCCCTGAGCCACTCCCCTCAGGAGGCCACCCAGATCGCCGCCTCCCGGCTGCTGCTTCAGGAGGAGCACGCCGTCGAGCAGGCCCTCTGGAGCGGGGCGCCGAACCGCGGCCTCGGCCTCGGCAAGGTCCGCTCCTACGCCACCAAGGGGGCCGGCAAGCTCGACATGCCTCAGGGCCTCGCCGCTCTGGAGCACTACGCCTCACAGTACGGGGCTCAGCCGACCCTGCACATCCCGCGCCGCCTGGCCAGCCTGATGGCTAGCGCCAAGCTCATCAAGACCGGCCGTGACGGGCGCTTCGAGACCCGTCTCGGCACTCCGGTCGTGGTTGGGGCCGGCTACCTGGACGAGATGCAGATCGTGGCCACCGGCCCGATCGTCATCTACCGCGGGGAGGCCTTCACCTCGACCAGTGGCGCCGGCGGGTTCGACAAGGGGCAGAACGACGTCACCGGCGTGGCTGAGCGCCAGTACGTCATCGGCTTCAACAAGTGGGACGCGTTCCGGGTGACTGTGGACGCCGGAATCCCGCAGCTTGACCTGAAGGCGGCGGAAGAGTGATCTCCCGCGCAGCATCAGTCGCCCTGGCCGTGATCGCCGCGGCCGTGGTCTACACCATCACTCAAATCACGTACGAAGGAGAGCGCTGAACCATGGCGAAGACGCACTCATACACACCAGTGCTGGGGAAGCGCATCCGCGTCACCCCTCTGGACACCTGCGGCAAGTTCGACAAGGCCCAGCACAAGCCGGTGGCCACCTCCGGCTTCGTGTCGATCAAGCTGGCTGCCGAGGTCGAGGACGGCACGGAGATCACGGTCCGCAAGGCCGACGGCTCCCTGTGCGTCAACGAGAAGCAGTCCAACACCTTCAAGTTCTTCACCGTCGAGCTGGAGTTCTGCGGCGTGAACCCCTCGGTCCTGGACATCGTCACCAACGCGACGAAGTACCTGGACCACGCTGGGGACACCGCCGGCTTCAAGGTCGCCTACGGCAAGATCGAGAAGAAGTTCGCGCTCGAGCTGTGGACCGGCCTGTCCGGCCAGGCCTGCGCCGAGGGTGCTGAGGACGCCAGCGGCTACCTGCTGCTTCCCTTCATCACCGCCGGCACCATCGGCGACATCGAGGTCAACGGTGAGGACGCCATCTCGTTCTCCATGACCGGCGCCGTCACCAAGTCCGGCAACGCCTGGGGCACCGGCCCCTACGACGTGGTCAAGAAGGCCAAGCAGGGAGGCGGCGGCTTCGACAACGCGAAGCTCCCCACACCGCTCGACCCGCTCGACCACCTCCTGATGATCGACACGGCTCTCGCTCCCCCGCCGGACAGCGACCAGCCTGTCGCCGTCGCCTGAGACACCCTCTCAGACGCACTGACAGCCCCGTAGAGCGCACAACCGCCCTGCGGGGCTGTCACCGTACCTGCGCCGCACAAACCGGCCTCTATGACCCTTAGGCTGGTCTTATAGGTATACTCATCCGTGCGGGCACCGCTTATGACTGGCGGCGTAGCCATCCCGCACCACGTACGCGCTGTAGGAGAGGGCATGCAGGACATCGAGAGGGGCTACGGGCCTGGGGACTGGCCGGTCTCCTACAGCGCGTGCGAGGACCTGAAGGAGTACCTGGACGAGGCCGGCAGGCCGGAGCAGCAGCACACCTTCGAGGCCATGGCGACTCAGCTCCTGTGGGAGTGGACGGGGCGCCGCTTCGGGACCGACATCGTCACGATCCGTCCCGAGCCCGCCGACTGCGTGCCTCCGCCCACCTACCAGTCCCAGGACTACCTGAGGAGCTTCCTCCCGTTCCGGCTAGGAGGAGTGCTGCACGACGTCGTGTGCGGCGTGTGCGGCCCCCACTGCACCCACACCTCAGGGACCCCGGCCATCCGCCTGCCGGGGAACGTCCACCGGGTGCATCAGGTCACGATCAACGGCAAGGTTCTCCCGCTGGGAGCCTACCGCCTCATCAACCACTCCGTGCTCCAGCTCACTGGACGTACCTCACCACTTGGTCCCGATGTTCCACTTGTATTCCCCGCGGTACAAGACCTATCTCGGCCGACGACTGAGGAGGGCACCTGGGAGATCCGCTACTCGCAGGGCGTGCCGGTCCCCGAGGGCGGCCAGGTCGCCGCCGGCGTGCTCGCGCTTGAGCTGGCCAAGGCGGCCTGCATGGACCGCGACTGCGCCCTCCCGGCTCGCCTTCAGTCGGTCACCCGTCAGGGCGTCACCGTCCAGGTTCAGGACGACTTCGACGAGATGCAGGAGGGCCGCACTGGCATCTGGCTGGTCGACTCCTGGGTCGCCTCGATCCGTAAGCCGCGTCAGGCCGCTCGGGCCTATAACCCCGACGACTACGTGCGCCGCCAGCCTTCAAGCCTGCGTGGCGGGGTGATCTGGTGAGCCCGGCGCCCCGCCTCTCCCGCCGCAACCGCGCCCAGAGCGAGGACTACGCGGCCCTGTCGGGCCACGCTGCCTCCCCGACGCCGTCGGCCGTCCACGCCACAGCGCTCGCCCTGCTCAAGGGCGGGGCTTCCGCGCTGTCCAACGCGGTCTCTCAGGCCTACGTCGCCCCCGGGGCCGAGGTGGCCTGGGACGAGTGCTGCGCAGGGCACCTCTACGTTCGCACCGTCTCCGTCTCTCCGGTCTTTGGCCCCCGCGCCGCCGACGGCGAGGCGTGCTCGGTGCGCTACTGGGCAGCGACCTACGCCCTCGGGACGCTGCGCTGCGTCGAGGTCGTGGACGACCGCGGCCGAGGGCCTCGACCCTTCGACCTGACAGCCGACGCGGCGGTGCTGCACCAGGACATGGCTGACCTGGGCCGGTTCCTGACGTCGTCCACGAACGCGGACGCTATGGACTGGGCTGCGTCCGGCCCGGACGGAGGCTGCGTGGCCGGTGAGTGGACCTTCACGGTCCGGCTCAACTGCCCGTGACCGGCTGGTAGAGTTGTGAGATGGTTCACGTAAACGTCAGGTTCAAAGGCCCCATCCGTGAGGATAAAGTGGCCCAGATCACTAAGCAGGCTGCCCTGAAGGCGTCTCGGCGCACTCAGGGCCGCATCCAGCGCAACATCCGCGCCAAGGGGCGCGTGAACTCCGGACGGATGGTGAACTCCGTCACTATTGAGCGCGTCCCCGGCAAGCACCCCCTCAACCCGACCTTCGAGATCGGGGCCAGGACGCCCTACGCCGCCTACCAGGAGAAGGGGACCAGGCCGCACGGGCCGTCCAAGGCGTCGCGCATGGTCTTCACCCCTAAGGGGTCCTCTCAGGCCGTCTTCGCGAAGTGGGTCAGAGGCATTCAGGGCGCCCACTTCGTACGCGACGCCCTCCGGCTTATCAAGACCTCGGACTTCCATTAGAATCGACTCATGGCTACTATCACGATCCCCGGCAAGACCCGGAAGTCCATCACCGTTGACCTGGTCGGTACCAAGTACAAGGTCCGCCCCCCGAAGGCGTCCGTCGCCATCTTCCTGTCCCAGGCGCTCAAGGACGCCGACGAGAACTCGGAGAAGATCATCGACGGCCTGGCCAAGTGGTGCCACGTCCTCTTCGGCAAGGAGACCGGCGCCGAGGTCGTCAAGCGGCTGAAGGACCCCGCAGACGACCTCGACATCCCCGACCTGACCGACCTCATCTCCGCCGTCATGGAGGAGGCTGGGGAGAACCCCCCTACGTGATCCAGCGCCTCCTCGCATCGGCGTACGCGGAGTGGGACTACATCGACGGGTTCTGCCTCGGGCACGGGATCGACCTGGAGACCTTGCCCCTGAACCGGTTCTGCCACGTCATGTGGTGGATACTCACTCGCAACGCCGAGGACGAGGGCGCTACCGAGAAGCTGAAGCGGGACCTGTGGCTCCCACCAAAGGGGGCCGTGGTCACAGATCCGAGGAGCCCCTGGTACTCGGGCAACGAGTCGAGCGGCTTCGGGTCCCTTAAGTCGGCCCTCGGAATGTGACAGCACCTATAGGACACGCCTATGCGGGCGGTATCATGGCCTCAGACAGGAGTTGGGCCGCGATGCCGCCCCCCCCGCGCGACGGGCGGGGAGGGGGGCCCGGGGGCGGGGCGGAC